AAAGCATCAGCACCTAGTCCTGTGTTATTAGAGCCTGTGATACTAGCATCTAATGCTCTCATTCCAATAGCAGTATTGTTGGAAGCTGTTGTATTAGCTACTAAAGCATTATAACCGACTGCTACATTCTTTTCGCCACTTGTAACCGCAGTCAGCGCATTGTCACCAACCCCAACGTTATAGTCACCAGTGGTAATCGAATCGACAGCACCAGAACCTAATCCGATGTTGCTTGTTGCTGTGGTGTTTATAGCTAGTCCGTTCACACTCCCAGTAACATCAATGCCTGTGGAGAATATGTTTGCCCGTGTTATCTTCTTAGATGCGCCACCATCATTAATAACAAATTCAATGCTGTCATTTGCAGTTGTGAGCGCAGTTAACTCACTTATCTTTTTATCAGCCAATTTCTTCTCCAATCATCAATTTTGCTGACTGAATAGCCAACGCTGTTTCATTTGTTTTAATCATCTCATGCCACGTTAATCTCAGTCGCCACGCCCGATGACAGGCATTGCTCATAATCATTTTGCCCACCTGACGCACCTCCCCACGCTCGATTCAACTTAAAATATTCGGTTGCGGTGGTAGTGCTTCTGACCAGCAGACGATAAGTAGATGCGACTGACAATGTGTTTGAATCAATGATGCGTACTGTCGTGTTGGTTGGCGTAGAATTAACATCACCATCTCTAGCACACATTGCGGTTACTGCCCAACGATTGTTTGAACTGTCCGTTGTGTCGGTTAATTTTGTGCCATTTCGTGTGATAATAAATCCAATCGATGATGAATATGCAGAGTCGTCAGCAACCACCCACTCTAAAATCATTTTATTTCCAGCCTTTCTGGGCGTGAGTGTCATCGTCAGTTCGGTGACTTCAATACCGTCACCTTGAGTGAGGTAGTTGATGTCGTATTGTGTTGTTGCTCTTGTCTGAATAGTTTCAACCTGAACAATAGCATTATGCAATGTCTGAAAAGTTGGCACAGAGGAAGTGCCATTTGAAGTAAGAACTTGCCCACTCGTTGACGATGATGCTGACATATCAACCGAATTAATTTCATCTTTTGTAGCGGTAACACCATCTAAAATATTCAATTCTGCTGTTGTGGATGTAACACCATCGAGTAAATTTAATTCAGAGGTTGTGGCTGTCACCCCATCCAAAATATTTAACTCTGTCTGGCTAGATGTTAAACCATTTAATTTGTTTAAATCAGCAGATGAAGCGGTGATGTTGCTAGTCACGTTAGGAAACTTACTCGCTACAATGTTCAAGCCAGTTTGGTCTAATGTGCCGACTTCAACCCATGCTGAATTAGCACCGTTACGAATCATCAACTTTGTTGTTGATGTATCTGCCCACAACATATAAGCGTACATTGTTGACGGTGCAGTTGCGCCCGAATTGAGTGTGGCTATCGCGCCAAGAACAGTGTTTAAATCTGACCTGACTGCCGACCCTGTGGCATTTGCTATGGAGTAATCTGTTGACTGTGCCATCTAATAACCTATAGATTGATAATTGAAATTTGCGCTGGATGGCGAACCTGTGCCACTGCTTGAATAGAAATTAATATCAAATCCTGTGCGTGTGGAATTTGACACAACAAAATGACCCCCACTATCTAAACTGTTTGCAGTAATACCCACTGTTGGGGTGGCGTAATACGCTTGAACGTAGGTAATGGATTTAGTGGTTGAGCCAGAAGTAATGTCATGCGCCCTTTCCACTCGGTCTGGCATATCCACCACCGCTTTTAGCTTTGAAATGTCGATGTTATATTGGCTGTCTGTAGACTCAGCAACAATACGAAAATCAAACGCTCTGGACTTAAAATCACCCACTAATAATTTCTGCCATGTTGTCCATGTTGGACTAGATGCTGGATTATCATCAGTCATACGCATTTGCAGTTCAGCCGTTACTTTATCTGATGGTTCTCCATCGAAGTTCTGCCATGTGTCGATGTTTGAAACGCGTTGGTCAATTAAATCACCAACCTCAAAAGATGACGTTTCAAATTCAGAATATACTCGGCTAGTATAGACTTGCCCTAAGTCGATATAAGTGCTGAAATCGTAAGTGCCATAACTATCCACTGCGCCAGTGTTGCCAATTTCACGCTCAAGCATTTCACCTGATTCCATTAGAATCTGCGAACCATCTTCCAAGAATACCCAGAAAGGAGCATCGGCTAAACGTAAGTTTGAGCCAGTGACTTTCATATCTTCTTTAACGCCAGTGAAGCCGCCAGCCGCTTCATCAAGGCTTGTGACCACGTTGAACAAGTTAACGTTTTTAACAGTAGTGATTGATGCCACTGCATTGACAGAAAAGTTATCGGTTGAATCAACGGCTTTAACTAAGTATGTTCCAGACAATAATGGCAGTACCACATCGGTTACATTGCCACCCAATTTCTTACCAATATCAACGCCAGAATCCCACGTTGCGCCAGAGGTTAAATTTGAATGTCGAACCCGAATATAGCCACCATGGATAACATCTAAATCAGCAACAGCAGTCCACGACAAATAAGCTGAACCATCTAACGCCCGAACACTAAATCCTGACATATCTGATGGCGGTGTAGTTAAGCCAGCAAGGTTGCTTGTTGCTGATGTCCATGATGACCGAACTAAACTTGCGTTAACTGTGCGAACCCGAAAATCATAACTATTAGTTGCCAAATCATCTACTCTTGCCGCAGTAGTTTTTGTTGTGGTTACAAACGTCCACGCGGTAACACCTGTTTCTCTAAATTCAATCTCATACTCATAAGCAAAAGCATCTGCATTAGTCCACGACAGCAATGCTCTGGCTTTAACACCAGCAGATGACGAAGTGTAATAAAGTTCTTCTGAAACGGTTAAACTTGTTGGCTGATTAACAATGAATGGATTTGGCAGATTTGTGTTTGGCGTAGCATCAACTGTGGATATAGTGCCGAAATCATAAACGGTCACATCGTATTCCAATGCCGCAATTAACACTTCATCATTATTCTGCAATGATATTTTCATCACGCGGAATTTCTTATTTGTCCACGCTGGTGTTTCATGACTCACATAAACAACATCGCCAACCTCGGCTCTCATCCCTTGAATGGTTGCGGTGAACTCACAGAATAACTGTTGGCGTGATTGGTTGAGGTTAATGGTCGCAATCTGTCTGGCAGTCACTTCATCGCTAGTGAACGGCAACTGCGTTTCACGCTGTAGCATTAAGCCGTTGTCTTTGGTTCGTAAATCTGGCGAATCGATGGTTATAAAATCATCTTGCCACGACCTGTCTTTGTTGTAGATTTTAGCTTTGATGCGGTTATAAGTATTAGTCTTGTCGCCCATCGCTATCGACCAAGCACCTACAATATTATCTTCATCGAATACAAAAGATGCTGTTTCTGGCTTGTCGATAATAATCTTGTATTTGCCACCAGAGAACACTAACATTCCGCGACATGATGACAGCATCTTATTGACCACCACCATAGGTTTATTTTCTACATTAATGACACCGTTGCAAGTGTATCGCTTTTGGCTTGAGCCACCTTTTGTGACCATTTCATCACAATAATTAGCCGCGACTATAAAAGCCGCATCATCAATTTGGTTGGCTGGAATACCGCGCCCATAACGCGCATTAGTCATATAATCACGCACACACAATGATGGGTTATCGCTCCAAGCCGTTGTGCTGTCGCGAGGGTCGTAAACTTTAACCCCTTGAATGTCAGCCGTGATTGGTGGCAATCCACCACCCCAAGAATCTTGGTCATACTCTAAGCGCGTATAGATATAAGCAACGCCAGATAGTTTATGCGAGGTTGTCCAATTTGTAATGCGCGAAACCAAGGTGCTATCTGCCGCCTGACCATCAGCACCCAAATGTTTATAAATTTCATGAACACCAGAATACTGACTGTCTGTTGAAAGAGTGTCATTGAAATAGATATTGTCTATGCTTTCAATCTCACCCTCTGAAAGCGCAATAACCATGTGCAAATATTTATGATTGTCGCCGCCCTCGGCTTCAGTAAAAACCCGAACACCACCCACACGCCTAAAACCATAAACCACTTTTAATGGTGCTGAACTAGATGCTTTGCTAACCAACAAACCCTGACCTGTGTCGGGTGCGTCAAAGTCGCCAGCGTCCATATCCATCATACCGACTAGGTTGTTGACAGCCATGCCCACCATCGTGCCGACAACCGCCCACACAATTCCTAAAGCCAAATTCAACGCTATTCCTGATGGAATCCCAACCCCAGCTAATGCAACCGCTAACGGTAAAATGAGTGGTGGCATATTACACGAACCTCATGATGGTATATTCCTCATCTGGAACAGGCAATCCAGTGATTAACCCTTTCTTTGGGTCTACTGAAAACAGTTTGCCGCTCGCGAAAATATGAGCATACACAAAGTGCTTGTCAATATGCAGAACCAAGTCGCCAGTTTGGGGTTGGTCAACCTCTTGCCATCCCAACTCTTTGAGTTCAGATACCCACTGCACAAAGTTATGATAAAACTTCACTGCGCCTTTCTTAGTTTTGTAATGATTTTTAATATGACTGAGATAATCCGTTCCGCAAACACGGTCAACCCACTCAACACATAAGGTGTTGCAATCATTTTGCCCCCACTTGAATTTCTGCAATGCTGAATTGTCTAGCATTTGAATCAAATAAACCTCGTCAGATGGGGTCATGTATTACGCCCCCAAGGAATGTCTTTCATCACTTCAGATGCAAATTCAAAACCCTTGTCGCCAGCAAACCAAACTTGTTGTTCTGCATGGTTGGTGTGTCTGCCAGACCGCCTTTCAAAATCAACCCAATGGCTCGCGGCTTCAATGGCTAATGTACACGTTCCTTCATCGGGGTTTTCTTGGATAACTGGCTTGTGCATCCGTCCACTAAAGATTAATAATGGGTCAGAAACTAGCGTTAGTGATGAATCCAAAAACCCTTTGTATAAATCTATTTGGCGGTCAATATAATTTTCACTTAAAAACAGTGATATGAACGTTTTATCAACACCAGACAATGAGCCTGTTAATGTGCCTGTCATGAGTTCGGATGTTTCTTCAATATCGCTGAACGCTAGGAAATGACCCATTGCTGTGTAGTCATTACTGTTATGGGTGACTGTTTGGTTGAAATCGCTAATGCGCGAAATCTGGTCATCCCAATGAATCTCTAATAAATTGACAGGAATACACTGGTCGGCATTTATCTGTGCAAGTGTTGCTGAATCCGCGCCCCTATCCATTAAATTATCTCAATCACAAACAATTCAAAAGAGTGCATCTGGTTAATATCCAACCCTGTTTCTTGTTGGTCATCCGCTAAAGCCATTGTAAAAGGCACTGCGTTATAAGTGACCGTTTCGCTAGACGCAACCGCGCTGGTTAATGGTGGTTCAATCGCTAAAGAAGTCGTACCATCAGCCGTTAACATATAAACTTTGTCATGCCCTAAGAACTTCACAAAGTCGCCAGCTTTCAACGTACCTGTTAACCCAGAAACCGTGACCGTAGATGCACCAACGCTTGCCGCACTAGTGGTTAAAGTGCCTGTCGCTGTGCCCGTAGAGTCTGAGATTGTTTCGGGTGTATAACTGAAAGTTGAATACTGCCCTTTCTGCGCTATGATAAAAGACCAAAGTGGCGCAAACTGTGCGCGTGTCATGGGTGGATAGGTGGCTTCAATGAGCCAACGATGACCTCCACGCTGTCTGACTTGCCGCTTTAAACTGTGTGTTTCACTGACTAAATTTGGAGTGATTGAGCGAATGCGTATTGAGCGCGGTTTAGGTGTTGTTGGAAAAGCCATTACGCCATCACTCCTTGTCTGCCTTGTTTGCGATAGGCTTGGTCAATCATGCCCACAATAGATTGCTTATTCTTGATTAAGAATCCTGTGCCTGTTTGGGTGTCGATGGCGTTGATATTGAAGTTAACCGTTAATGGGTCGCCACCGCCTAGCTTATGATTAGGCACTAAATGCCCATCAGTTTTAGGTACAAATAACTCTCTGCCTTGTTCGCCTACCATGAATGGTTTGCCGCGATTTAAACCACCACCTGATGCCTTGCCCTCTGCTGTGACTTGTCCACCAGATGCGCCAAAGATGCCACCGAACCCTACGGCTGTTAATCCAGCCTTAATTAAATTAAATAACGCAATCTTAAGAATCAACGCTGTTAAATCTATTAATAAAGACTTTGCAAAGTCTTTAAATGCGAATTTACCTGTTGCTAATGCTTGGGCAAATGTTGAACCTAAACTGCCAGCGAAACTATCCACCATCCCCTGACCTTTATTTTGTAAATCAATAATGCCGCCACTCATTTCCTTGAGGTTCGCCATGAATTTGGATTGGTTTTTAATATCAAAACCCATTGATAAATCCATTGGCTTATCAACAATGGCTGGAACTGCCACATTACTTTTTAGGTTTATGTTCGCGTTAGCCGCGTTAACTAATCCAGCGTTATAATCATCTAAAGCATCACTGGCGTTTAAAAACGCTAATGTCTGTTTATGTACTTCGTCAGTTGTGTTTGATAGTTTTGTGTCAAATGAATTTAAATAAGCAGCCAGCAACTTAACAATACTTAGTTTTATTTTCAGAAAAGCTAATGACAAACCCTCTGCGGCTTTTTTAAGTTCCAGTATGAAGCCAAGTTGTCTGGGTTTTGTAGTGCCACCATCTAAAGCATCTTTAATAGCAGTGCCTAAATTAACAAAAGCATTGGCAATATCTGTCACGGCTGGTGACAATGTAACAACTATTTTATTTACTAACCCCTCAACAAAACTTATGGCTCGGCTAATAGCATCGCCAGCTTCCTCAACTTTATGAGCGTCAATACGACTCAATGTCATGCCTAGTGAATCAGCTTCACTTGCCATTTCATTTAAACCAGATTTACCCAAAGCGAGGGTGTTAACTAAATTCACGCCCTCAGAATCAAAAAGTTTGAACGCCAATCGCACCTTATCTGATTGACTGTCAACCTCTTTCATTGCGCCAGCGATTTCTTTGAACGCTTCATCTGGCGACATAGATGCTAACGCTCTCGCCCCTAACCCTAATTCACGGAGCGCATCTTTAGCTTCACCTGTGCCTTGAGCGGCTTCAGCGATTCGCCTTGTCATTCGTTGCAAAGCCATGTCAAGCGTGTTTGCACCCACACCTGTCTGGTCTGCCGCATGACGCAAGCTGATTAGTGCTTCAGTTGCTAACCCTAATTTATCTGCGGTTTTAGCGAGCGCATCAATGCTTTTAAAACTACTTACGCCAGAAACAGCCGCAAGAGCCGATGCAATCGCAGAGGTAACGCCAAGAGCAGAACGCTTTAGCGCACTGAATCCTTTATTGACTGAGGAAACAGCTTTCTTTGTCTTGTCTTGGGCGGTTATTTCTATTTTTACATCATTTGCCATCTCGTTTTAACTCCAAATGCGCCACCCACAACATGATTTCATCTGTACTAAGTGCCATGATTTCCTCTAATGACTTGTGGAGATATTCTGCCAGATGCAAACAGAATCTTAAGTCATGGTCACTTTTTAGTTTTTTACTGCGTCATCCAAATCTAATTCATCACCATTCATTTCAACAACAATCCGACTGATAATATCAGGGTCGGTTTGATTCATCATTTCTGTCATATCTGCTTTTCTAAACATCCGCTTACTATCGGCATCCAATGCGCGAATAATAAGAGTCATGACAACAGACTCAGCTTGTTTATTGTCATTAGCCAATTTAAGAACTTCACCCTGTTCTTTCATGGTCATGGATTGTTTGTAATAAATTACTGTTGGCTTTCCATTGACTTCCCATTCTGGAACAACCAGTTGTGACAAGCCTGATGAAAGCCTGTCACGGAACTGGGTTTTAGCCGCATTTAGTACATCAGACATTAACTAGCCGCGCCCCATGTGAGGTCGCCATTGCCAGTGAAGCTGAATGATGTTTCCACGATACCATCAGATTCAGCGTTAACGCTTGCGCCAACAACGGTGGCTGTTCCTGTCGCGTATCTGTCGCCAGTTGTTGCGCCCTCTGGGTAAAAGTTCATCGTCACTGATGAGCCAATAGCCAATGCCACCTGTCCATTCGTGTCCGTTTCATCCCAGAAACAATCTGCTGAACCCGACCACTTAGTTAAGCCAGTAACATGGGTTTCAGAAGAATCGTCCAGTGTTGTTGTGTCAATGGTGTTAGCTGTCTCTTCTATGCTATAATTTTTGAGTTCCGCAATGGTATTTGCGCCAACTTTAACTACGCCCTCAGAGCCTTTATGGGTTGCCATCTTTGTTCACCTTTTTAGATTTAGATTTAGGTTTTGATGGTTTGTATTCTTGCCAACCCATCGCTTTCATTCGCTCAACCGCCCTATCTTCAACATTGATGACAGTGCCGCCTTTGCCAATTCTCATTTTCATTAGGTTGTTCCCCTAACATAATTGTATTCAATACGGACATTCATAATAATGCCGCCCACAGGGTCAATAGCGCCCTCGTCTGTTCCTACCTCAGTGACTTGCGTATCTAACGCATAACCACCGCGCGTTCTATCGGTATCAAGCGCTTCTTCAATACCCTCAATTAACTCATTTCGTGCCGTGTCTATCGCTGAACTTTTCACAAAGCCAATCACCCGATAATTAACCACTGCCACACGTTTAGATGATGATTCATTGATGGTGGAATCTTCGCGCGTTTCTTCGCCGCTCTGAATCCAGCAAGCTGGGAACTGAGCATTGCTTAACTTCTCAAAATCAAAAGGATTACGCTCAACCTTTTTCAATGTAATTGGGGTGGTCATCCCTGACAAAGTAGTTACCAGATTCGCGGCAATAGATTCACGAATACTCATAACTGTTTCCCAAAGAATCGAACCAAACGCTTTTCTTCAT